GCCACCCCATCGTCGATCCCCCGCCCAGCGGCCGGCCAGAAGCCCGCAGACGGCCGCCGCTGATCGCGGCGGCCTCGTCCAGCGACGCCCCGCAGATCACACGCCAGCCCCGTCTCCGAGGTCGATTTCGGGCAACCCCGCAAGCGAATCGAACGTCGATGGGCAGATCAGCGGGTCAACATACACCCGCTGCAGCCGCGGATCGTAGTGGTCGAGCATCATCGTCGCCGCTTCGGTCCCATGCTTGGCGGCGGCGTAAGACGCTGCCGTCCGACGCAGCCCGTGGAAGCCTCGATATTTCACCCCGGCGGTGCCGCAGAGAACTTTGAGCGACGCCCACTGGGAGCGAGTCCGCCGATCCCACGGCCAGACAAGATCCTCCGGCCCGCGACGCTGCTCGGCCATCATCTCCGCAAGCTGCGGGGTGATCGACCGCTCCAAGTCCCTTGTGCTGCCCTTGCGGGTCAACGCAAGGAACAGCAGCCGCCGCCGCTCGAGGTCAACTTGCCCCCAACGCAGCGAGGTCAACGCGGTAAATCTTTCGCCAGTGCATAGGGCGGCGTACAGCAACGTCGGCCACCACCATTTCGCGGGCAGCCCGCCGACCTTCCCGATGCGGCGCTTCGCCGTCCGGATCAACTTCCCCACGTCGTCGGCGGTGTACGCACGACCGACCGGAAGTTTCTCCGGCACCTTCACCCGCGGCAGCTCAGGGAAGTCGGCGGTCATCTTCTTCTTGGCCGCGTAGGTCCAGACGGCGGCAATCATCGTGCGATCCTTCCGCACGCTCGCGGGACTCGGCGTCCTCCCGGCCCAGGCGACCGTCTCGGCACGCCATCGGAGATACCGGGCGACCACCAGGTCGTCCAAGTCCTCGACGGTGGCCGGCCGGCCAAGGTATTTCTCAAACCGATCCCACAGCATCCGGTACAGCACGACCGTCGCTGGCTTCAACTCCCGTAACAGAGCGTAACGCTCCGTAACCTCTCTCACCGTCATCTTCGACATGGCATCTACCCTCTTGGTGTTTATGCCGAGCAGTCTGCCCCAGGAGTGAACGGTCGTACATTACCCTTACTAGGTATTCGACTCCCCTCGCCTCCAGTGGAAATCTGCCCGACACCTCGACTCTCGCATTCCGGAGCGGCCAAAGCAAACGGCTGGACCGGATTTGCGGGTCGAGGTGGTCGGGCGGATTGGACAGTTTGACTCGACTACCGATGTCGGTAGAGTTGGAGCATGGTTTCCATGACGCCAGACGGTAAGTGGTGCTCGGTCGAGGAAGCGTGCGAAATCGCAGGCTGCACGGACGGACTCATTCGACTCAGGATTCGCGAAGGCCGGCTCGAGGGCTTCAAGTTCAACGGCAAGGCCTGGATGGTCAGTGTCGAGGGGTGCAAGCAACTGCGGCCACAGCTGGCCCCGCACTCCAACGTCCGCAAGGCCGAGGCCCAGGCCTCAAAGGCCAAGCAAGGGCGACGGGCCAAGAAAAAGCCGCGATAACCAGCGGTTTTTCACAACCGCAAGAACTTCCGATTTTTGGTGTTGACTTCTTTACCGATAAGCGTAAAGATTCCGCACCCTTGGATCGCTGATGCGGCTTCGGTCGTGACTTCTTTACCGTTAACCGTAATGTTGGCCCCAAGATTTCAACTCCCCAAATACTGCTTTCCGCCGAGCGCCACGCGAAAAAAAATCGTTTGACCAACCGGTGAACATAGGTACAGTTGGCCCACCCGAGAGAACCAGTAGCCGATCACGGTGATCGGCAGGACCAATAGGCGAGGGAACCGCCGATGACTGCAAGACGCAAATCGCCGGCCGCCCTCAAGGAACGAGGAAGCCACGATGGACAACGCAAGAAGCTACCGCGAGCGGGAGCACGATCACGCCGACCCAACCGAGCCAACGATTCAGTTGCTCGCGTCGGCAATCCGGATGAGTTGGTCGCCGGACGAGGAGTACCGGCGGCGAGTGACCAGGTGCGACTACACCCCGCCGGATGCCGCCCCGGTCAACGTGCGGACGCTGTCCGTGCCGCTGCGAGGGACATAGCACCAGTAGCCCACCGGCTGATGCTCCGGGCACTGACCGCGAGGGGCTTCTGCACGCGGCGGTTGCCGCTGAACGAGACCATCGACCTGGACATCGACACGCGGCTGCAAATGGGCGACCTGGAGGCCGTCCACGACATGGTGGTCGAGGCCGTCGCGGAACTCGGCGACCTGGCCGACCGCGTCGCCGGCCTTCTCTGCGACGAGCCGGACGCCATGCGTCGGCTGGCCGAAGTGCGAATCCGGCAGGACCGCACCGGAAAGCCGTGGTACGGCGAAGCCATCAGCGGATCGTTCAAGGATGCCGCCGCGACGGATCGCGGCGGAAAGGAGCCCCGCGGAGCGGGGCATTGTCAGGAGCAACCCCGGCGAGCCAGGGCTGGCGAACCGGCCAAGAAACGGAGTAAGCGGTGCTAGTTCTCAGTCGTCGCGTGGACGAAGCGATCCAGATCGGCCCGGACATCACGGTGCTCGTCACCGCGATCTACAAGGTCGACGGCTACCAGCCGGTGGTACGGATCGGAATCGACGCACCGCGTCATGTGTCAATCAGAAGGAGCGAACTGGAGGTTTCAAATGCCGAGCGGAGTGGACCCGAAACGGGCGAGTGTGAAAGTGGTGGACGGCAAGGCCGCGTTGGGCATTTGCCGGGCGCTGAAGTTGTTGAGGGCTGCACGACTGATGCTCACGAGTGTCGGTGCGGTCGAAGGGCAGAGTAGGAGTTTTGACGGCGACGTGCGGATGGTCCGGACGGCCGTGGGTGAGATGGAGAGATGGGCTCAAGAGGAAGGAATCCAGATATGAAGATCACACGCGGTGTACGGCAGACGGCGAAGCGAGTCATCGCCTACGGCGTCGAGGGAATCGGCAAGTCCACGCTGGCAAGCCAGTTTCCGAATGCGGTGGTGCTCGACACAGAGGACGGGACGAACCACCTAGACGTGGCTCGCGTTTCGGTTTCGTCGTGGATGGACCTTGAAGGTGCCCTCCACGAACTCATCCGCGACAACCAGGGCTTCAAGACTGTCGTGATCGACTCAATCGACTGGGCCGAGCGGCTTCTGATCGACCACCTTCTCAAGAAGGCCAACAAGCGGTCGATCGAGGATTTCGGCTTCGGCAAGGGCTACACGATGGTGGCCGAGTCGGTGGGCCGGCTTCTGTCGGTCTGCGACTCGCTGATCGACCAGGGCGTGAACGTCGTGATGGTCGGCCACTCCACCGTGAAGCGGGTGAGCCCGCCCGACATGGACGAGGGATACGACCGCTACGAGTTGAAGCTGACCAAGCAGTCGGGGCCGCTGGTGAAAGAGTGGGCCGATTGCATCCTCTTCGCCAACTACCGCACGAAGCTGGTGGCCGGCGAGGACGGTCGGACGCGAGCCAAGGGCGGTCGGGAGCGTGTGCTGCACGCCGAGCGGACGGCGGCTTTCGACGCCAAAAACCGCTACGGATTGGCCCCGGAACTTCCCATGACGATCGAAGCCCTCGCCCCGCTATTTGCTGGTGTAACGCCGGCATCGGCTCCCAAGGCCGGATGGCTCGACCGCGTCCGGGCTGCGAACACCGTTGAGGAGCTTGGGCAGATCGCCGATGAGGCCGACAAGGCCGTAACGGCCGGTGACCTCACCGAGAGCCAGCGGAACAAGCTGGACGGCGAGATCAACAAGCGGCAGGAGCAGCTCGACCCACAGGAGGTTACGGCATGAGCAGCACGGAAGAACGCGAACACGAAGCCCGCCATGCGGCGGCCATGCAAATCGTGGAGGACACGGCACTGGCGTTCAAGCGTGGGGCCGTGTCGTTCAACCGGGCGAAGTCGATTATCGACGACGCCCTTATCGGCGACGCGGATCGCATTGTGAAGATCGGCAACAAGCACACCCCGGAGATCGAGACATGAACTGGGACGATTTCGGAGAAGCAACCGACACCGCGACGAGCACCGCCGCCGAGCAGCTCTGCCCGGACGGGACGCACGTCGCCACCATCGGGTGGGTGAAGATGCAGCCAAAGGATTGGGCGAAATCGAAGACCAACGCGGATGGGACGTGCCTCACCGTTCGGCTCGACTTCGGCAAGGGAATCAAAGCCGTCTTCGATTCGATCCCGTGCGACCGCCGCGGTTCGGTCGAAGCACTGTGCCGGTCGGCCCGCGTCGACCCGCCAGCCGGCGAGTGGGATGAAAGCCAACTCAAAGGCCAGGTCGTCACTGTCGAGACGGTGATCGCACTGAGCAAGGCCGGCAACGACTTCGTCAAGGTCGTGAAATACAAGCCCAACGCGGATCCGCTCCCGAAGGAAATCCGCGACCGGCCCGTGCACCGCACGCCGACGCAGAAGGCCGACGCGGCCAGTAACGCACCCAACGACGACATTCCCTTCTAGGAGCCGGAAATCCGATGGCACAAGTATTTCGCACCGTCGCAAGCAACTTCCCGGTGACTGAGTATTTCCGGCAGACGGGCCAGACGGTGCTCGTCGGGGACGAAGTCTTCGTGAAGGCCGACTACGGCTTCGTACTTGAAGTGATGGCCGGCGAGTGGTTCTTCACCCGCGAGGAAGCCGACGAGGCCGCGGCAAAGACGCTGGAAGAACGTCGCCGACGCATTGACCTACTGATCGAGGAACTTCGCCGGCCGCTCCCGGCCGTAGCGGCTGCCGATTCATCGGCCGCGGGGAGAGCGCAAGCGGTGGTCGCGACATAACTCCGCAGCCGGGGGCCGGGTGGCTTCTCCACCAGCATGGCCGGTGACCTCGACCGTACGCCGCACGTCACGCGGCCAATACACAAAGGACTGTGGCATGACTTGCAACGTAGGCGAAGTGACGTTCATGCAGTTGCGGGGCGACCGCGACCGGACGTGGATCCGATGCAGCGACCTCATCGCTGCGGGGACCGAGGCCGCCAACCGCCGGTTCACCCGCTACGAGGTGCGGATGGCGATTGCCCACCTTCCGAAACCGACGGTGAAGCATCACGGCCACTGGCACTACGGGCCGGAGCACCTGGAAGCGGTGATCGCTGCCGCAAGGAGTGGGGCATGACGACCGAGGACGCGATCAAGGCGATCAACGACGCCGAGGACCGGCACGCCGCGATGGCGATTGCCAACGCCGTGGCGATGGAGTCGATGGACGGAAATCGGCCATACGCCGACGAGCTGGCCGTGCGTGCGGCCTGGTTCAAGCGGTGGGGCAACACGCAACAGCAACTCGGCTACGCCGGGCCGCGACCGGGCACGAACTGGACGGGGGACTGACCATGACACTGCAAACAAGCGACGAAGCGATCGCTGCGATGCCGCTGTTCGCCGCGGCCTCGAGAGCCACTGAATGCAGGAAGTTTCACGAGCGAGACGAGGCACAAGCCGCCGTGCTTGCAATGCTCAGGTCTAACACTGCCATCCAGAAGAAGACTTACGAGACAACCGCAAAGAACGGCAGCAGGCTCGCTCCTGTTATTGAACAACTCCGAAACGCTCACGGATTCCTGATAGGCGGAACAGGGACAGTAAAAGACCCTTACACCATGCGTGACATTGCACAGCGGCCATCGCTTGCAAGGGTAACTCCTGACATGAAGGAACTTTACTACAAGCTCCCTCACTGGTATCGCGTCAAGCATGACCGAGAGGAACGCGATTTTGGTAGGTGCGTTCTTTGCCACTCAACACAGGATTTGCGATGCCATCACGTCTCATACGCAAACATTTTTGCGGAACCTCTGAAAGACCTCGTGACTCTGTGTGATGAATGCCACTGCCGCGTTCATCAAGACTGCCGCCTCAAGTTTCCAAGCGGCGTCTCAGTTCAATACGCACACCTTCTTGGGTGGAAAGGATTTGAGAAATGGCTGATGCCGTAACGAGCCTATCGCGGATCGAAGACGCACATCGAGCACTGTCTTCCGCGAAAACATTGGATGACGTCCTAAAGATTCGCGATCAGGCCGAGGCGCTTCGCGTTTACATCAAGTGCATATCGGGGAGCCTTGACACAGCGAACGCCGCCTCGGAGGTAAAACTTCGCGCAGAACGCAAGGCCGGCGAGATGCTAGCCGCGATGGATAAAAATAAGGGAGCGGCCGTGCCAACGCGGTCACATGATGTTACCACGTTGGATGACTTGGGCATCGACAAGATGACGTCCTCTCGCTGGCAACGTGAGGCGGCCGTAGATGAAGACACGTTTGTTGAGTATCTGGCGACTTGTCAGTGCGAAGGCAAAGAGGTCACGCAAGCCGGACTGCTCAACATCGCAAGGGGTTGCCACGTTAACGCCAACAGCGGCGAAAACGAGTGGTACACGCCACCTCAATACATAGAGGCTGCCCGTGATGTCATGGGCGGAATAGACCTAGATCCGGCGACCTGCGAAACAGCCCAGGCCAACGTGAGGGCCAAGAAGTTTTTCACGTCTGACGATGACGGGCTCTCGAAGAAGTGGACAGGAAATGTCTGGCTCAACCCTCCGTATGGGAAGGACTTGATAGGCCATTTCGCCGCGAAGGTTGTGGAAGAGTCTCAGAGATTTGAACAAGCCGTCATTCTCATCAACAACGCAACCGACACGGCATGGTTCCATGAGATCGCATCTATAGCATCAGCTGTGTGCTTGATTCGCGGCCGAATCAAGTTCCTTGACAAGAGCGGAAAGCCTGCGAACACGCCAGTTCAGGGCCAAGTTGCCATTTACGTCGGCAAGAACGTCGAGGCATTTCGCTCAATGTTTTCGTCGTTCGGGCTCGTTGTGGTTCCGGTCAGAGAGATGCTTCACTAAGGATTCAGCTCATGGCCGGTGAATGGATCGCAGTCGACCTTGCCATGCCGGAGAAGCCGGAGGTCCAAGAGCTGATCGACACGACCGGGCAACCGGTCGAGGTGGTCTGCTTCCGCCTCTGGAAACTTTGGGGGTGGGCGTCGATGCACTGCACCGACGGGTCGGCCCGCATGACCCTACCGCGGCTGGTGCGAACGTGCGGGGCAGACGAGTCTTTCTGGCGTGCCGTGGCGGCCGTCGGGTGGCTGGAGATCGACGAGGCTGGCGGAAGCGTTGCTGTCCCAGGGTGGGATCGCCGGTTCAGCCAGTGTGCCAAGTCGAGAATGCAGCAATCCGACCGTTCACGGGCCCACGAAGACCGAAATCCAGGGCGAAAACGCCAATACGGGTCTTCCGACGCACCGGCGTCGGACGGTCCGACGGCCGATCGTCGCAGAGGAGAGGAGAGGAGAATTCCTCCTCCTCCGCGTGAGGCTTCGCAGCCGGAGGCATGGGAAGCCCTTCGGCGGGCATGGAACACCGGTGCCGGACCGGCGACCCGCCGCAACCCGTGGAAGCCGGCGAACCCGCCGGATCACGCCGCGGCGGTGATCGTCCAGGACGGGTGGCTGGCCGCCGCCCTTGAAGCGATCCCCCGGCTGGCCGGCTGCCGGTATTTCGATAGCCCGGTGACGCTGCACCAGTTCACGGTCGACGGGTTCGTGACCAAGGTGCTTGGCGGGCAGTACGACGCCCCCAAGACCCCGAAGGGTGCCCCAGCGGCCGACGAGCGTCCGAAGGCCGTCGGGTGGGGCGGCAGAGACGCAGCCCGTCTCCAAGCCACGATCGAGAAGCAACGTGCAACCGCCGGAGGAGCCGCATGACCACAACCTCAACCTCGATCCGCCGTGCCCGCTCCGCGGGCACTACCGACAAGCAGCGTGCGGTCATGGACGCGATCGTGGAGTTGACCGCGGCCCGCGGCTACCCGCCGTCGATCCGCGATCTCGCGAATCACTTCAACGTCAACGTCAACGACGTGCATCAGAAGATCACCAGGTTGCACCGCGACGGGCTGGTGGCGTGGGATCCGGGGGTTTGCCGGTCGCTAAGGGTTGTGGAGGTGGTGGCATGACCATCCTCGGCATCGACCCCGGCCTCTCCGGTGCCCTCGCCCTTTTGAACGGCGACGAGCTGCACGTCCTCGATATGCCGGTCGCGGAGGTCCGGGGCAAGCGTGTGATCGACGCGGCCCGGCTGGCCCACCTCGTCCAGCGTGGCTTCCCGTATATGCCCAATCACGTCGTCCTCGAGCACGTCCAGGGCGTGCAAGGGTCCGGGGCCACGTCCGCGTTTTCGTTCGGCCGCGGTTTCGGCCTGGTGGAGGGCGTGGTCTCGGCCCTCGGCTTCCCGCTGACGCTGGTCCGGCCGCAAAGCTGGACGAAGTCGATCGGCGTCAGCCGCGACAAGGGCGAGCACCGGCTGGTGGCGTCGCGGCTGTGGCCGAAGCACGCCGACCTGTTCGCCCGCGTGAAGGACGACGGGAGGGCGGACGCGGCCCTCTTGGCCCACTGGTACGAGAGGTGCGGCGTTGCCAATCGTTGACGACCAGAGTCGCAAGGACGCCGATATTGAACGTGGCCGCCGGCGACTCAGCCGCGGTGCCGACATCGGCGAAATACCGCCAGTGGTGGACCCGGCCCGTCGCGAGTCGTGCCGGCTGGACCTTGAACGATTCCTAACGACCTACTTCCCGTTCTCGACGGGGCTCTCGCCGTTTTCCGACGATCACCGTCGCGTCATCAAGCGAATCCAAGACTGCATCATCGGCGGTGGGCGGTTCACCAACGCGGTGTATCGCGGCTTCGCGAAATCCACGATCTCCGAGAATGCACTTCTTTGGGCGATCCTCTACGGCCACCGACGTTTCGGCGGGATCTTCGCCGCCGAGTCTGACCTGGCCGCTAAAGCGATCAACTCGATTCGCACGGAGCTTTCCGACAATGACCTTCTCTTCGACGACTTCCCCGAAGTGTGCCACCCCGTGCGGGCACTTGAAGGCAAAGCCCAACGGTGCAACTCGCAGACCTACCGCGGCGAGCGGACGCATATCGGGTGGCGGAAGGACACGCTCGTCATGCCGGCGATCGCCGGGTCGCCGTCGTCCGGGTCGGTGATTATGTCCCGCGGCCTCACGGGCTCGATCCTTGGGCTCCGCTGGAAGACTCCGGACGGCCGGCAGCTCCGGCCGGACTTCGTGATCGTGGACGACCCGCAGACCCGCGAGTCGGCCAGGTCGCCGGTGCAGTGCCAGTACCGGCTCGAAATACTCACGAAGAGTGTGATGAAACTCGCCGGCCATACCCGCAGCATGGCGTGCGTGGTCAATGCGACGGTGATCTCCACTGGTGACATGGTCGACCAGCTCCTCGAAGCCGGACGCTACCCCGCGTGGCAGGGCGAGCGGATCCCGATGGTCCGCAAGTTCGCAGACCGCAACGACGACCTCTGGATGGACAAGTACCGCGACCTCCGTTGCACGTTCGCGAAGGACGTGCCGGGGGACCAGAAGCGTGCCCACGCTGCGGCCAATGATTTCTATCTCGCCAACCGGGACGCGATGGATGCCGGCTGCGAGGTTTCTTGGGCTTCGTGCTTCGACCCGGACTCCGAGCACTCCGCGATCCAGCACGCATACAACGCGCTGATCGACGACGGTGCGGACGTGTTCGCAAGCGAGTTTCAGCAGCAACCGCTCGCGGACGAGGCCGCAAGCCTCGGGGTGACGGGCGAGGACGTTCGCAGTCGAGTTATCGAAATACCCAGGTGGGTGGTCCCTCGCGGCTGCGACACGCTGACCGCGTTCGTGGACGTGCAGGAAAAACTCCTCTACTGGGCGGTCGTGGCGTGGGGCAACCAGCTCCGCGGGCACCTTGTGGCCTACGGTGCATATCCAGAGCAAGGGCGTGCGTACTACACGCTTCGCGACTCCAAGAAAACGCTTGTGTCGGCGGCTGGCGGTGCTTCGCTCGAGGCCGCCATCCACGCCGGTCTTGATGCTGTGACGGCGATGCTGCTCAATCGTGAGTTTGGTCGCGAGAACGACGACGCGGTGCTACGGGTCGGCCAGTTGTTCGTGGATGCCAACTGGGCACAGACGCAAGGCGTCGTGCGAGACTTCGCCCGCCGGTCGGCGTGGGGGCCGCGGGTGCTGCCGACGCATGGCCGATTCGTCGGTGCGTCGGGCCAGACGATCAGCGACAAGCCGCCGGATCGCGGAGAGCGGATTGGTGCCAACTGGCGGACCAGCACAATCCAGAAGCAGCGGCATGTGCTCTACGACACCAATGCGTGGAAGACGTTTGTGGCCGGCAGATGCAAGTTGCCGGCGGGAGACCCGCAAGCGTTCACGATCCACTCGGGCCAGCATGAAATGCTCGCCGAGCACCTGGCGGCAGAAGCACCGATTCGCGTGGAGTCGAAGATGCGAACGGTGGACGAGTGGCGTGCGATCCCCGGCCGCGACAACCACTGGTGGGACTGTCTCGTCGGGGCCGCGGTGGCGGCGTCGTTCACCGGCATATCGGCCGTAGGTGCCGAGCCCCCGAAAGCACCACCCCGAAAAGTGATCTCAAGCGAGGAAATGGCCGCCCGACGGGCCGCGTTGCTTGACAAGATGGGTAGGTAAGTCGAGGTTGACGCCCGTACACTATGGGGAAGAATGCGAGCGGTTCGATTCCTCATTCCGAAAGGAACTACCGATGCGATTCCTTACGCTTATCGCGGTCCTCGTGTGCAGCACCGCCGTCGGCCAGGACGTGATCTACGCCACCCGGTCGTGTGCCAGCGGTCAGTGCCGCATGGTCAGTGATACCTCTACGGCCCAAGGGGTCGCGGAGATCCAGGCCCGGCAGGGCCGCGTGGGCCACCATGGGGGCAACGCTGGATTTGAGGGCTGCGGATCCGGCCCCACCCCTCAAGCGGCACTTGCTGCCTGTTGTTTTTCGCGAAACGGGTGGCCCGTGATCGACCAGGGCGTGGCCTTCGGCCACGGCCGGTGGTTCGCGTGCCGCCGGTATGGTCGGTGATTTCTCTTTCCCCGAAAGGACGGTGATCGTGTTTCGTCTGATCCTGGGTATTTCGATGGCGGCGTTTCTTGGTCTGGTGGGCGTGGCCCTCGCTGGTGCATCGCCGGAGGCCGCTCCGGCGGTTGCCGGCTGCCACGGCGAAGCTGCTGCGTGCCACGGGCGGCTGACGGTGGCCCAGCGGGTCGCGGCTCGGCAGACCGCACGGCAGGATGCTCGAGCGGCCAAGCGTGCCGCCAAGGCTTCGTGCCACGGCGAGCCCGTGGCCGCTGCGTGCGAGTGCCGCTGATGTTCTCCGACTTCTCGCCGGTCACCGCCGTGCTGGTGTTCGCGACATACGTCGTCATCGACGTGCTGTACGCGGCCTACATCATCGCGGTTGGTGACCGGCGGGCGGTTCGGGCCGCGGCCTTGTCGTCGGTCATCTACTCGCTACTGGCGTTCGGCGTCGTGACATATGCCAAGAACGTGGCGTATGTCGTGCCGCTGGCCGCGGGGGCGTTTGTAGGCACCTACCTCACGGTGAGGTGGCGTCATGAGTGACATCGTGGAGCGGCTGCGGGCGTGGGTTTACACGGACTCGCAATACGCGACGGCACGCGAGGCGGCGAACGAGATCGAGCGGATTCGGCTCACCGAAGAGGAGCGGCGTGCGATCAAGGAAGCGGGTGATTTCTTCGTAGGCACTCGGACGGGAGCGACACTGATGGGGATGTTGAAACGGCTCGGCTGAGAACACGGAAGATCAACGGCGGCCACCGGAGGACTCACCATGACGCATGACGTAGCAGGGCCGTCCGTTGCATCGCTTGGTTCTAAGCCGCTCACGTTTGGATCACTGTTCGCAGGCATCGGAGGCTTCGATCTTGGACTTGAACGAGCAGGAATGCGTTGTGAGTGGCAAGTCGAGATCGACCCATACGCCCGTGCCGTGCTCGCCAAGCACTGGCCCGACGTGCGACGGCACGAAGACGTGCGGACGTTCCCGCCGCCGGAAGGCGAGTGGGGCGTCGATGTCATCTGCGGCGGCTTCCCATGCCAGGACATCAGCGTCGCCGGAAAGGGTGCCGGCCTCGCCGGAGCAAGGTCCGGTCTTTGGTACGAGTACGCTCGGATCATTGGCGAGTTACGACCCCGCTACGTCATCGTGGAGAACGTCGCAGCGCTCCTTGCTCGAGGAATGGGAACCGTTCTCGGCGACCTTTCCGCGCTCGGGTATGACGCGGAATGGCACGTTATTTCAGCTGCGGCCGTTGGTGCGCCGCACCGACGCGAGCGAGTGTGGGTTGTGGCTTGGGACTCCATCGGCAGGAGCCGAACACGGGTCGGCAAGGTCGGAGCGGTTCAGGCGAGGGCGAGTGCCAACGCCGACGGAGTTCGTGCGGATGTACCCGACGCCATCGGCATCGGGGATGCCGTGCGAGGGGACGGTGCGGCTGGCTCGGCAGCGGTGGCTGGACGGCGACTGCACGCTGGAGGAAGCCAACGCAATCGCGGGACGCGATGTGCGGGACAAGCAGGGCAAAGTGCCTGCGATGTGGCCGACGCCACGAGCGGAGGATTCACAGTCATGCGGAGCTCACCGGGGAGTTCCCGACACGTTGACGAGTGCGGTCAGGATGTTTCCTACGCCAACGGCGCGAGACTTCAAGAGCGGCAAGGGCAAGACGCAAGCGGAGCGAGGGCGAACGGCAGGGCCGTCGTTGAGCGAAGCGAGTGGTGGGAGTCTGAACCCGACGTGGGTCGAGTGGCTCATGGGGTTCCCGCTCGGGTGGACCGTCTGCGATGCCTCGGGAACGCGGTCGTCCCGCAGATCGTCGAAGTCATCGGGCGAGCAATAGTCACGGACGCAAGGGCTTAGAACGCCAGCGATCAGCGGCCCGCGACCTATGACCATGAACAAATCAACCGACGCCATCGCGGGTCCGCTGCATCGCGTGGTTCTACCACGCTTTCATCGGGCCTGGGCAATGCCGAGTGGCAACACCTTCGACTGCCCGCCAATCGCATTGTTTGTGCGCGGCTACTTGGCGGAATCAAAAGTGTCTTGCGACCCATTCGCCAGAAATACGAGATGGGCCACGCACACAAACGACATCAACCCAAACACGGCGGCCGAGCATCACATGGACGCCGAGGACTTCTTGGCGATGCTTGCTGACCAGAGCATCAAATGCGACCTCGCGATTCTGGACCCGCCGTATTCGCCGCGACAAATCAGTGAGTGCTACAAAGAGGCTGGAATCAAGTGTTCGATGCGGGACACGCAGAACGCCACGCTCTACTCTCGCGTCAAGGATGCGCTGGTCGGCGTGCTGGCGGACGGCGCGACCGTGTTGAGTTTCGGGTGGAACAGTTCCGGTATGGGCGAGGGGCGAGGCTTTGACGTTGTGGAGTGCCTCATGGTGTGCCACGGGGCGGCGCATAACGACACGCTCTGTATCGCGGAGAAAAGGCGGCTGGACTCGCAGGGCTGTTTTGAGTGGTAGAACCAGTGATTATGCGGACCCGCATAATCACCAATAACACGCCGCTTAGCCGCATATCACCCCGCCGATTCGCGACACACGGCCGCTAGACGCTGATCGCCGCTGCTACCGTGGTCCGCATAGCACGCCGACGTGTCAAGTTTTGCGACACGAAAACTTGTCGTATCCCAAAAGCGACGAAAAACAAACACGTTCGCGTATAAGTTGGGCCTACTGAACGCCCGTATCTGCTCAGGTAAAATGGCGGTAAGGAGACACCGCCATGCCGACGTACCTCGACGACGCTTTTTGGGACGAGGTCGATGACGAGATCGAGTGCGATGTCTTCATCGAGTTTCTATAGCCGGTCGTGGTAGTAGACATTGGTACACTGGTGTTAGAGGCCGTTTTGCGGCCTCAAGCACCGGAGCAACCGTGTGGCAACCAACGACGAGGTGATCGACGCGATCGCTGCCAATCTGGCGCAGCCGCGACGTGCCCGCACCGACGCCGGAGAGGTCGAGCAGCACGAACTCGACCGCCAGGTCGAGGCCGCGAAGTTCGTTTTGAGTTCGCGGACCTCGAGCACCGCTTCGCCGTTCGCGTGCATCCGCTACGCCCAGTGCCAGTATCCGGGGGCCGGCTGAGAATGGGTCTATTCTCACGCATTCTTGGACCCTCGCGGTCCACCATGCAGTCGACGATCGACGCCCAAAAGGCGGCGATCTCGACGATGGTGCGTGCGAAGTACGACTCTGCCCAAACGACCGACTTGAACCGCAACCACTGGTCGCGGGCCGACAACCTCTCGGCTGACGCCGGACTCCAGCCGCAGATCCGCCAGATCCTCCGCAATCGTGCCCGCTACGAGCTGAGAAATAACTCCTACGCGGCCGGCATCGCGTCGACCTGGTCCAACGATCTGGTCGGAACCGGCCCGCGTCTCCAACTCGATCTCGGCCCCGACGTGTCCCCCGACGCGGTGCGGTCGGTCGAGACGGCTTTCCTTGATTGGGCCGACAAGATCGACCTCGCCCGCAAACTGCGGATCGCTAAGACCAGCAAGATCAGCGACGGCGAAGTGTTCGGGCTGAAAACGAACAACTCCAAGCTCCGCGGCGTGCAGCTCGACCTCAAACTCGTCGAGGCCGATCAAGTCATTTCGCCGGTCGGCTACCTGACCGAGAACGACGTTGACGGCGTGCGGTTTGACGACGACGGCAACGTCACCGACTACTGGGTGGCGAAGTCTCACCCCGGATCGCTGCTGCCAGGGTTCACGCTGGACGGCCAGTGGATTGAGTCGGAGTACGTCTGCCACTGGTATCACGCGACCCGCCCCGGCCAGCACCGCGGCGTGCCGGAGATCGCCCCGTCGCTGGAGCTGTTCGCCCTGCTGCGGCGTTACACGCTCGCGGTGGTGACGGCCGCCGAGACGGCAGCATCGTTCGCCGCGATTCTGAAAACGACCATGCCGGCCGACGGCTCAGGTGCCGCGAGTCTCTCGACTCTCGAGACGATGCCGATCGTCCGCGGGATGGCGATTGCCGCTCCCGACGGGTGGGAGCCCGTCCAAATGCGGGCCGAGCACCCGACCTCGTCGCACGACGCATTCGTGCGTCGGATGCTCAACGAGATCGCCCGGTCGCTGGACATGCCGTACATCGTCGCCGCGATGGATTCGTCCACCGCGAACTACTCGTCCATGCGTGGCGACTACCTCGTGTATCGCAAGCGGATCGCCGTCGAGCGGTCGGACATGGAACGGGTGTTCCTCGACCCGCTGCTGATGTCGTGGCTCGACGAGGCCGTGACCGCCGGGATCCTCCCGCGTGGCCTCCCGCCGTTCGCGTCGTGGAACTGGACGTGGGTGTGGGACGGCTTTGAACACGTCGACCCGCTCAAGGAAGCCGACGCTGATGCGGCGATGGTCTCCAGCAATATGTCGTCGCTCGCCGAAGTGTGTGCCAAGCGTGGCCGCGATTGGCGGATCGTGCTGCGGCAGCGGGCGATTGAGAAGTCGATGGAGCGTGAGCTTGGCGTTGACGCCCAGCCGGCGGCGATGGCCGCCGAGGACGACGAGGACGGCATCGAAGCCGCGGACGGCTACCGGCCCCCGCAAGCCGCTCGTGACGCGGCCCGCCGCGGTCTTGAGTTGCGACGCGAGTACGGGCGTGGTGGCACGGCGATCGGCGTGGCTCGTGCCCGTGACATTGCCAACGGCCGATCACTGTCGCTCGACACGATCGGGCGGATGGTGAGTTATTTCGCACGCCACGATGTTGATAAGCAAGGCCAAGGGTGGTCGGAGGGCGAGGAAGGCTACCCGTCGGCCGGCAAGATTGCGTGGCTGTTGTGGGGCGGTGACGCCGGCCGTTCGTGGGCCGAGGGTGTCTACAAGCGAGAAACCGAGGACGCCAACTCATGAGCAATCGCATCGAACTATCAGCGGCCCTCAACGTGCAAGCGGCCGACGAGGCCGCTGTGCCGACGTTTGAGCTGGTGGCCTACACCGGGGCGTCAATCCGCCAGGGGTGGTCGCGAAACCCGTTGGTGGTGGACCTCGCACACATGGACGCTTCGCGTCCGATCCCGATTCTCTACGCCCACGGCAAGGAAATGCCGCTGCTCGACAGCGTGATCGGCAAGAGCTTGGAAGCCACCAACGACGGCAACCAGCTAATGCTCCGCGGGGAACTGATCCGCGGCACGCCGGCGGCCGACAAGCTCATCGCTTTGGCGAAGGCCGGGGTGCCGCTGCAAGCGAGCATCGGTGCCGACGTTGGCTCAATCGAAAACATCGCCGCGGGAGCGGTCGTGACCGTCAACGGTCGCGAGTTCCCCGGCCCAATCAGCGTTGCTCGTGGAGCGGTCCTCCGCGAAACGAGCGTGGTCCTGTTCGGTGCGGACAGTGCAACGTCCGCGGCTATCGCCGCCGAGGCGAATGAGGTTTCCACTATGAGCGAGCAGCTCAACGAGAAGCCCGTCGAGGCCGCCGTGCCAACGACGGAAGCCACGGCGATTGTCGCCGCGGACCAGAAGGTGATTGCCGGCAACGACGGTGCCAACACCATCGACGCCGAGGCCGTCGCCAACATCGTGCTGGAACGGCTCCGTGCCGACCGGCTCGCCGAGGTGCGTGCCGAGCGGCCCAAGGCTCCGGCTGCCCACGTCGTGGACGCTTCGTCGGCTCACGACCCGCGGGTGATCGAAGCGGCTCTCTGCCTCAACGGCGGACTCGGCAACGTCGAGAAGGTCTTCGACCAGAAGACCCTCGAGGCGGCCGACCGTCGGCGTGGCAGCACGTCGCTGCAGGAAGTGCTCGTCGAGGCCGCCCGTGCCAACGGGTATCACGGCCCCGCCCGCGTCTCGGCCGGCAACGTGCGGGAGGTGCTTGCGAGTGGTTTCGCCACTCACTCGATCTCCAACGTGCTCGCCGCGACCTACGGCAAGTTTCTTCTCCAGGGCTACACCGCTGTCGAAGCGGCGTGGGACCAGATCGCGTCGATCCGCAGCGTCAGTGACTACAAGACGGTCACCGGCGTGCGGCTCAACGGCGGTTTCGATTTCGAAGACGTTGGACCTTCCGGCGAACTGAAGTCGGCCGACGCTTCGGACGAGACGCGGACGATCAAGGCCAAGCTCACCGGCCGCATGAGTTCGATCACGATGGTCGACATCGTGAACGACGACCTTGGTGCTCTTACCCAAGTGCCTGCCAGGCTGGGGAGAGGGGCCGCGGTGAAGCTCAACAAGGATTTCTGGACAGAGTTCCAGGCGTCCAACTCGTCGTTCTACCGGGCTGAGACCGCGGCTGCCGGCAACGCCCTGGCGATCTCTTCTCTGCGGACGGCGGTGGCGTCCTACCGGAAGTTGACCGACCCGGACGGCAACCCGCTGGGCATCACGCCGCAGATTCTCATGGTGCCGCCGGAACTCGAGATGACGGCCGAGGAGCTGATGGGCTCGTCGGTGCTCATCACCGGTGCGAACGAAACCCGCGGAAACGTGAACGTGTTCGCCGGTCGGTTCCGCGTGGTCAGCTCGGCGTACCTCACCAGCGGTACGACCTGGTGGCTCATGGCGAACCCGGCCGAACTGCCGGCGATGGAAGTCGCGTTCTTGAACGGCCAGCGGCTGCCGACGGTGCAGCAGGCCGAGGCCGATTTCAATCAGCTCGGTATCCAGGTTCGCGGGCACTTCTCCTACGGCGTTGCCAAGGCCGAAGCCCGCGGTGCCTACCGGATGGCGACGGCTTGATCTTGATGTGATCCATTCCCGGCCGGCGGGGGCCAAACCCGCCGGCCGGGGCTCACCAACCACTCCCTCAGCTACGAAAGGTTTCTCAGATGGCTTCCTACTATGCGGACGGCGACAAGCTCGACTACACCCCGACGACGGGCGTGGCGGCGGGCGAAATGGTCGTTCTCGGTTCCCTTGTGACGATGGCCGAGCGTGCGATCGTCGCCAACGAACTTGGTGCGGTGCTGACCAATGGCATCGTGACCGGCCCGGTGTTCACCACCGGCGTGACCGGTGCCCAAGGGGCGGCGATCAAGTGGTACGCCACCAGCGGCGTGTTCGACGCCTCGACCGGCACTAACGCCGGCTACCTGGCCCGTGCCCGCCTGGCGACCGATCGCCAGGTGGCCGTGCTCCTCTGGCCGGGTTCGTGATCGACCCCACGCAAGGGGGCGGGTGCGGCCAGCTACCGGCCGTGCCCGCCCCTCTCGCACCTGGTGACTCATGCGTGACGTGATCGCCATCGGCTTGTGGCACCACTGTGAACATGATGCAAGACCTCATAGCAAAGGGCGTGACGTGGTTTGAGGAGCAGCGGAAGCTGCACATGGCCGTGAACGTCGAGTACCGTGCCCTTGGGTCGCTCATCCCATCCGTGGTGCCGGCGACGATCGGCGGGTCGAGGTTTGAGGCTGCCGATGCCGCCGGACAAATCATCCGGTACGAGACTCGCGACTATTTTATCGGCGTATCGGATTGGCCCAACGCCCCGGTGCGTGGCGACCGCATCACCGAGACCGACGCAAGCGGCGTCAAGCGTGTCTACGAAGTCGCGTTGCCGGCCGGTGCCGGCAACCCGTGGCAGTGGGGCGATCGGTCCCAGCGGGTGCGAAGGATTCACACGACCTTTGTGGGAGTGACGGCATGAGCCCTCGAGGATCGTGGCCCCGCGGTGGTGTGCGGACGCGGCTGCCGGTGACGCTCTATCGGCGGGACAGTGCCCACCCGGAGGCTGCCGATTGGGCGGCTCGCGTCGTCGCTAATGGCGGGACGGTCGGCACATCGCTGCCTGCGGTGGATGCCTTCTGCCGTGCCATCGACGCGGCAAGCATCCGTGATCGGTTCTACCGCATGGGCATCTTCGCGGGCTCAAATCTTAACGCCGCACTGGTTCCGCTCTATCGGGGACCGTCGCTCGGCGGGACGCAGTATGGCGGGACCACCGATACGAACGTGGGCGGGCTGTTCGTCTCTGCGAACTATAACGAGACGGGCGTGAGCGGCGGACTGGCGGGCAACGGGAGCAATAAGTACCTCAACACAGGGTTCCCAACAAATACGCTTTCAGCAAGTGACCGTCACTTAGCGGCGTATCCAATCACATGGCCCAACGGTGGATACCAATACTTCTTGGGTTCTGAATCTGCCGCTGGGGCAAGCCAGCAGCAGTTTGCTCTTGGTCACGTTGATTTTGCCGACAAAGGTTCGTTTGCGTTTGGGCCAAACGCAGGTGCGGGTTATCTCAGTAGCACAACTTCCGTTTCCAGTGGCGGTATGTGGATCGGCGTCAATACATCAGGCAGCGGCACTATCTACAGAAACGGCGTTGCCAACGGAACGACTTCACTCACCGCAGCAACGCCGACCGCAGCGGAGATTTATGCGTTTGCGGTAAATCGGCCAGCAAACAGTACCGCAGCAAACTACTTCAACGGTCGCATCGGCGGCTACTCCATCGGCCTGTCGATGACCGCCGCACAGGCCGCTGCCTACAACACAGCCATGCAGGCTTTCCAAACCGCGTTGACGAGGAACGTATGACACTCGCTGACCTGACGCTCCCGCTGCCATACGATGACTGCAAAGACCTTGCCCTCGTCTACGACTACGCGACTGCTGCGGAGTGGTACGCGATCCAGCAAGAGCATGGCGACCCTCGCCATGTCGCGGGTGGGCAGCAACTGACCGATGGCCGCTGGATGATGGGCGGGCATCTGCTGTCGGAGTTGCATGAGGGCGGCATCCTGGCGTGGGCCTTGCCGCACCTGACTCCGGAGTTTATGGCGAAGGTGGAAGTCGTCCCGCTGGCCGACGCCAGAGCCCTGCTGCCAGAGTCCCCTAGCCCTGTGAGCTAGGGGACTTCCGACGCGAAAATCCGGGGTTTACGCCCACGCCGATCCCGCTAGGCTAACCGGTGAACAGGTGAACACCGGCATGATCGAACACCTACACCGACTCGCGGCACACGCTTACTACTGCGGCGAGCACGACGCTGGACTCCGGGCGTGCGAACGGCTCATGCGTCTCCCTCTCTCCGCAGAGAAAGAGGAAAAGGTCCGGTCCAATCGCACCTGGTACACGCGGACGCTTTCCGACCAGGGCGTCGCCGCGGAGTTCACGAAGATCGACGTGCCGCCGGCCCGCGTCGGCTGGTCGCTGTTCAACCCTTCGGTGGTGACCCACGGCGACCGGTTGCTCGTCAATGTGCGATCAAGCAACTATTCGATCGACGAAAACGGTCGCTACGTCATTCCTCCGGAGGACCGCGAAGCGATCCGGACATACAACTGCCTCGTCGAGCCTGGTGACGGGCACGCACGCTATTGGGCCGCAGACTACGAAGCCAGCGGGTTCGCGGTGACCGGGCTCGAGGACGTGCGGCTCAACTCCGTTGACGGCGAACTGATCGCGTCTGCCACGATACGCAACTGGGCAGACCGCGACGGGACTTGCCGCATCGGCGTCGGGAAGCTGGAGACGTTCGACCGGATCCACGACCTCCGCTGCCACGATACCGTCAGCGGCCGACACGAAAAAAACTGGATGCCGATCACGGGCCGGCGGGAGTGGCTGTATTCGTGTAGCCACGATGGCCGGACGTGCCTCGTCCGCGAGGACGGCGACGATTGGACGGTGACGGCACACGCCGAGGCTCCGCTGGTGGCCCGCGGCTTCCGCGGCGGCTCGCAGCTCGTCGAGCACCCATGGGCTCCTGGCCTGTGGTGGGCGATCGTCCACGAGGTGGCCGTATCCGGTAGCCGGCGGGTCTACGAGCACCGATTCGTGATGTTCGACGAGTCGGCCAACTGGAAGATCGTCCGCGTTTCGCAGCCGTTCGCGTTCCGAGAAACCCGCAGCATCGAGTTCGCCGCCGGCCTCGCGGTCAGCGGCCAGGACACGCTCGTGGCATCGTTCGGCGTGCGGGACGCCGAGGCGTGGCTGGCCTACATCCCGATCGCAGACATTCTCAACATCATGGGTGACGCATGGGAATGACAGCATCCGTGGCATGGACCGACTCCGTCCGCAAACTGCTGGAAAGCAACTGGCGGGAGGACGATTGGTTCGGCTGCGACAGTCGGGTGATTTTCCACTACGCGATGAAGGGCGAGGTTTTTCGCCGCTACAAGCCGGCCAGCGTGATCGAGATCGGCACCCGCTGCGGCTACTCGCTACTGACGTTTGAGGCCGCGGCCCCCGGTGCCCACTACCTCTGCATCGACGGGGCGATGGACGCCGACTCCTACGACTGTCTCGCCCACTGGCGGCGGCTCGTTGCGAAGCACCAGATCGACGCCGACCTGGTCGTGGTGGACTCCCACGCGATCAAGAGTCTGCCGCCGGCAGACTTCGCCCACGTCGATGGCGACCACTCCTACGCCGGGGCACTGGCCGACCTCCGGCTGGTGGCCGGCAGCCGGGTGATCCTGGCCGACGACTGCGACAACCGGGAGGTGCGGGCGGCGGTCGAGACGTTTGCCAAGGAGCAAGCTAGGGCCGTGGAGTATTTCGATGACGGGCTAAGACAAGGGGCCGTGCTGACGTGAATATAAAAACTGATGGCCGATCTGATTTGGAATACATAGTGTCCGAGGTCTGGCATTCCGAATGCTACAGATTTTCGGATCTTTCGCAGATCGTCACTGCAAAGGTTGCGATTGACATCGGTGCGTCTTGCGGTCCGGCAACGATCCAGATTCTCACGACCTGGCCGCAGTCTGTCGTCTACTCGTATGAGCCAGACCCCGTAAGGTTCTCCCTGCTCAAAGAGAACACCGCAGAGTTTTCGGACCGCGTCCGGCTTTCCATGACTGCCGTGTGTGGATCGAACAGGGATCATGTTGGCAGCGATGGCGTGCATAGAAAAAACGCTGGAGCAGTGTGGGAATACATGACTGCGTTCGGGTCAACCGAGTCGTCGGCCGAATCGCTTCCGGCTGCCGATCTCATGAAGATCGACTGCGAAGGGTTTGAGTGGGGAATCATTGAGGATTTGGCGTTACTTAGCAGGCTGCCGACAGTGATCGTAGGGGAGTGGCATTTTCAAGATTGCAAAGACGCAATCACTGAAATCTTGTCGAAGACACACTCCGTAAAGTTTTCCCCGACTTGCTGTCCGTGGGGCCAGTTCCTTGCGGTGAAGAAAACATGAAAGTCGCCATCTACGCCCTCGCCCGCAACGAAGCCGACAACGTCGAGCGGTGGGAATCGTCGTGCCGGGAGGCCGACATTCGGGTGGTCACCGACACCGGCTCGACCGACAACACCGTTGAGCTGCTCGAGGCCGCGGGCGTGACGGTGGCCCACGGCCGCCCGATCCCGTGGCGGTGGGACGACGCCCACAACCTATCGCTGATGCACGCCCCGGCCGACGCCGACGTGGTGATCCGGCTCGACCTCGACGAAGCCCTCGACCCCGGCTGGCGGGAAGCCCTGGAACGTGATTGGAAGCCGGAGACCACCAAACTCCGCTACTGGTACTGGTGGTCAGACGTGGTCCGATTCCGCTGCGACCGCATTCACACCAGAAACGGCTACCGGTGGACCGGGGCGACGCACGAGGGGCTCGTGCGGTGGGACGGGGACGAAGTGCAGACGCAATCCGACGGCGTCGTGATCCGCCACCACCGGCATCCGGGGAAGGTCCATAAAACCGACCTCACGCTTCTCCGGCAAGCCGTCCGCGAGAATCCGGCCGACGCCAGGATGCAGTGGTATTTCTCTCGAGAACTGGACTACGCCGACGATGCGGCGTGCGTCGAGGAGTTTCAGAAATACCTTGCCATGCCGGGCGGGGCTCCGAACGAGCGTGCGTATGCCCGCCGGGTCATGGGAAGGCGGGACGAAAGTCGGCGTGCCCGTCACATGCTCGGGTCGATGCTAGAGAGCCCGCTGGAGCCGGAGGCATACGTCCACGTCGCCGAGTTGGCATGGGCGAAGGGCGACGCGGTGGGGGCACTGTATTGGGCACGGCAAGCCCTCAACTGCTCCGACGAAAACCGGTCGCACGCGAGCGATCCGGCTGCCTACGGAGAGTTTCCGGCCGACGTGGCGTATTCAGCCGCGTACAAGCTGGGGCTCATGGAAGAGGCTCTCATCCATGCCAAGGAAGCCGCACGGCGGAATCCAAGTAGTCAGCGGCACGCGGACAACGTGCTGGCGATTGGGAGAATGGAAGTAGAGGAAGGCCCAAAACCATGAATGCCATCGAAATACTCATTGCCGACTCGCTGGCCGACAGTCTGTCTAGACATACGTTTGACGGTGCGATTTCCAAGATCGCTGCCGTTCGCCGGTTCGTGCCCGACTTCCAGGGCGATGACGTGTCGACGCTGAAAGTGTCGGTCGTTCCCGGTGAGTGCGAAGTGTCCAACCATACGCACGGGGCCGATTTGTTTGAGGTATCCGTTCACGTCGTGATCGCGAAGCGGATCACGACAGACGAGGACGTGGACGACCTTGTAGAGCTGCGGACGAACATCGTCGACGCGATTCGCTCGAAAGTCATTCCCGCGTCAGTGCCGGCCATGCCGGCCGGTGTTTCGTGGTTCTCGATCTCCAACTCCGTCACGTTTCAGCCCGACCAAATCACGAACCATCGCGTGTTCATGGGCGAAATCATGGTGACGTATCGCAGGGCTCAAGCGAAAGTCACCGCGTGATCCCAAACATTCCTCGCATCGTGCCAAACATCCCGGCCGTGGGAATGCGGGCCAGCACGTCCATGTTTTTTGACCGCGAGGCCGTGCAGGCCGCGATGTCGGAAATGGATCTCAAGGCGCTGTCGAAAGCGTCGATGCTGGTGAAGGATCGTGCGAGGCGAATCATCAAGAAGCGGGGACTGTCTCGGATCCCTCGCACGCTCCAAGAGCGATACCCTGGAGCTGGCCCGACGGCCCTCCAGGCCATGGGCGTGATCTCTCCGCGGGCACGCGACGTGATTATCCGTGAGGTGCAGTTCCCGCCGGCTTCGCCGCCAGGGTCGCCACCATTCACGCATACCCCATACAGCGGCCACCAGGCG